AAGTTCTCTCCATATATTTTACGACATCTTGTGTGTCCACTGCTTCTACTTGTTCTTTTGTAGGTGCGTCTTTAATCATTACTTACTCCATATTTTTTTTAGTTGTTTTTCATCTACACCATACTTTGATATAATCGAATATACAACATCTTTACCCATAATGTCAAGCGTTTTTTCAATATTTTGTGAACTTTCTTGAAAGTAATCACACAATATGTCCATAGCCCACTTTTCTATCTTGGATTTCTTTTTAGATTTAGTATATCGTAAGTATGTATTTCCTCTTGGTAGTATGTTGGTGTAGAATTGATAAACTGATTTTGGTTTCAATTCCCAATATTGTTGTATTTCATTTACAACCTCTATCCACTCTGCTTTCATTGACAAAAATCTATGCACCATATAATTGGACCAAGTTTTCTTGTCCGCATCTGTAATGTTGTCCCAATACAATTGGTTCTGAACATTTGTAATTTGTTTTATGTGGTCAAATAGTGTTTTTGTTTTCATTGTGAATAACCTTAGATATAAATAAATAGTGAGTTATATTTCTAAAATGTAAATTATTTAAAAGAGTTTCCAAGAATCCAAGTGACTATTGAATATCTAACACCACTTGATACTGGTCTAACTCTATGTCCTAAGTATGATGGAAATAATATTAGTGAACCTTTTTTTCTTGAACCATAACAATTATCATCTCCTTTATCATTTGACATACTAAATTCAAAATCTCCACCCTCATAATCTTGTTCATCACTTAACTGAATTATCGCTGTTATCTTTCTTAGTGAAGTAGAACAATCACCTATGTCTAAATGCCAGTCATACTTATCAGTATCTTCGTATCTTAAAACAACAATATCCTCTAATTCATATGGTTTTTTCAAGTCGAATTGAAAATTAAGTAGATTAGACATCTCACAAGCCATAATAATATGTTTAGTCAATTTGAATCCGTCTGACAAAACCACATCATTTTTTAACCTTATCTCTTGAACTTTTCTAACATCTTCATTTACCACATCTGAATCATCTCCTTTATAAGTTCCTGCGACGGTAGATTTATGTGAGTTAGATTGACCAAACTTTTCTATCAATTCATCACATTGTTTTGATGTTAAAAAGTTTTCTCTATGCAATACAAACTGAAAGTTTTTTTTCTTTATCATCTAAAAGGTTCTCCTGAAATAATTTCTCTCATAATATATCTCTCTCCACTTGTTAATTCTGTAACCATATGACTAATGATAGATGGAAATATTAATACATATCCTTTTTTGTATGGTGTTTTAAAAAACTCTCCGTCATTTACAAATGCAAAATGTAAATCTCCACCCTCAAATTCACTTTCATCTGATAACTGAATTAAACAAGTAAGTTTATTTGTTGATACTTTTCCTTTATCATAGTCTGCGTGCCAATCAAATCTATCACTACCACTATACTTTAATGCTTTTAAATCTTTTGATACCCCACTTATATTGAAGTTCCAAACTTGTTTATTTAACACTTCTACATATGGTTCTAACTTATCATTAATCCAAGTATAGTCGTGTTTTGTATTTTGAAACGCATATAATTCTACAAAAGTTCTATCCTTGACTATATTATCAAATGACTTTTCGTTTGCATTTACAATGTGAGCACCCTCATAACCAGACACCCAATTAGTTTCTTCTTGTAATTTATTAATTATGTCATCACATTGTTCATTAGACAAAAAAGGTGTATGTGTAAACCATTGAAAGTTATTGTTCATCTAAAAGTTTTCCCTTGTATCCAAGTTAACATTGTATATCTATCCTTATCGTGAAATTGTAAAACCTTGTGTGCTGCAAAAGCTGGAAATATTACTATCCTACCTTGTTTTGATTCTATTTTGTTATTCCAAATCTGTAATCCACCACCCCAATAATCATCATTCAAAAAAACAACTGATGTCAGTTTGGTATTAGTGTCCACCAATCTATCAGGACCGGCTGCGAAGTCTGAGTGTAGTGTCTTTTCCTCTTTAAAAACTCCCTTTTTGTAATACTTTCCCTCTTGTAATTGGACACAATCAATATCAAAATTATAATGTATATCATTTGAAAGTTTCATAATCTTCCAAACTTTGTCTAAATATTTATCCTCTTTGAGTTCTATTGCCTGTGTTGGTTCTGAGTTATCACGACTACTATCTACAATATCTATAATCTCTTGACACTCTGATTCAGATAGAAAATTATCTCTTGTTAGATACCATTGAAAACTTTTACTCATTTGAAATGGTTTCCTACAAACAATTCTTGTATTACATACCTTGTTCCCTTTGTAACTGGTGTTACATTGTGAGATAGAAATGTAGGGAATATTGTTAGAGAACCTTTTAGTTGGTTCATTGAATACCACTCTTTTGTATGTTTATCTTGGATACCGAATTGAACCTCACCACCCTCATATTCACTTGGGTCTGTCAGTTGGATTATCGCTACAAGTTTTCTAACTGAACAACTACCTGCGTTGAAATCTGTATGCCACCCATAAAAACCACCCTCGTGATACTTTATGAGTTTCAATTCATCATCAGCACCCTCAATATCAAACTTAAAGACACCTTGATTTACCATTTTTACAACTTGATATATTTTGTCTTGTAACCATTTCCAATCCCCATTACATTTATCAGGTCTGTAAGGATTAATTGGTTGGTCAAATAAATACCACTCCTCAGTAACTCTTATTTCTGGTATGATTGCTGCTTCACCCTTTTCACCACCGACTCCACCAACAACTTTTTGTTCTGTGTTAGTTATTTGTTCTATCAACTCATCACATTTTTCGTGTGATAAAAATGTAGGTATTTGTATTGAGTATTTGAAATCTTTATTCTGTATCAAACTCATCAGAAACTAAAACCCTATTTGCGAAATAATTTTTACCATTATCAGTTCTGTTGATATTGTATGTAATTTTTTCCACATTATTTACCTCTATATTGACAACTTCTCTTTCTTGTAATTCATCATTTAATACCACATCACCAATGGATAATGGTGCTTTGTATCCACTTCCAACCACATAAAATGGGTGGTCATCAGTTGCCTCAATTTTTGTATTATCATTAAATTTATATGTAACCATATTGTCGTGTAGAACTTTTACGGTTTCTAACACTTTTGAATTTTGTAATTTACCAGTGTCCTCATTGTATGTTTTTATCATATCGTTCGGTCTGATTTTACATATCGGTTGATATGTTCCGTCTGCCAATGTAATCATAGTGTCATAAGTAAAACAAAAACTTCCTGGTCCACCTTTATTGTGGACTAACATATCATTGGCGAAATAATTATAATGAGTTTCAACTCCCAATGAATATGTTTGAACTGGATTAATGTCTTCTTGAATGTCTGTTATATTGGTTTCTACAATTTTATTACCTTGAAGTTCTAAGCATTTATCTCCAACTTCTAATTGTTCAGATTTAATGTTATATCTTTTTTCTGTCCATTGTGGTTTGTATGATGACCAACCTTTTCCAACTATCCAGTATGGGTGGTCAAATGTGTTCTTTGTTTTTTTATCACCAAAACTAATCTCTATGATATCTGCGTGTGTTGGTGTATCGATTGATAATACTTTACCCACTTTGATTTCTTTTGTGTTGAAGTCATAATTCTTAATTTCATCACCTACTTCAATGAGTTCTATCGCCTTTGTAGTTCCGTCTCCCATTGTGATTGGTGTTCCTGCTACAAAACAAAATGGTGGAATATTATGGACCAAAATATTAGATTGAAAATATGTATCAATGTCCTCAACATTTAATCCGTAAAACATTTCATCTGACAATACATCAGTTTTTGATGTAATTTCTAACTCACTACCATCACTATTTAAAAAGTAATCTCCGATTGCTATATCAGTCGATTGTTTCCAACTCCAAGTATCTCCTGTTTTACAAAAGAATTTTCCACCTCCGTGTATGGTATGTGGAATCGCAGGGACTTTTATACTTCCGTTGATTAAATAATAACCATATTCTCTATTGTTAATTGTCTCAACGACAATGGAACCAGAAGAAACTGAACCACTTAAATCTGTCGTTGTATAACTTTCCCAACTTATACCTTCTGATTCATCTGGCATACCAATCGGTTGATATGATTTAACAACATCACCAACTTCTACATCTTGGATTTGTTTTGTTGAACCATCATACATATTGATTAAACTTCCACTTGCTACTATTCTTAAAAATCTTGGTTGTGGGTGATATACTTCACTTCCTGACATAATGAACTGACTTGAGTTAGTTATACTTTGGTTAACATCTTGTCCCGCGTTTATAATCTCCGTTGGTGTTGCCCAATAATATTTTTTATTAGTGAGTAAATGTCCTCTTCCACCACTATAACTACCACTTGATATTATAAACTTTTCAGTTATGTTCCCATTGTCCACTGCGTCTTGATATGTAGTGGTTCCTGATTGATATTTTCTAAATCCTATGTCGTGAGTTCCTAATGATGAGTGAGCTGATGGTTTTTTTATAACATAATCAGGAAAATTATCATTAGGCGTAAAGTTATCTTTATCAAATAAAGGTATCAAACTTGCACTTTCGGGTGATGATGATAAAATAGTTCTAAAAGAACTTTTGTTAAACGAACCACTCGCAATGTTTAACAAGGTATCATCACTATACCAAGGTGTTCCTATGAATAAATGAAACTTATCTAAGTGGTCTGAGTTTCCTCTTTGTGAAAAATATGTTATTGAAGTGTTATCATTATTCTCAAAATTTACTGAAATGTTGTGTCTTGCAAAACTCGCACTAATCAATGGTTCTTGAAAGGAAGAAGGATTGTGTTTAACACTATCATTTTGTCCGTAAATGTATGCTGTTGTGCAACTTTGAGATGCTGCATAATTTGAAATTTTATCAAAAGTATCTTCTTGTCTTGATAAATAACCACTAACTCCACAAGCAGTATTCATTTCACTAAAGTAAATGTCGTTAGAACCTGTCTCTATGAAGTAATCAACACCCATAAGGATACTAACATTAGTATTTGATGGCCAACCACCGGCACTACCTGTGATATGATTTAATAAATTTGTTATTTTTGTTTCAGCTGACATAATTTTTCCTACTTATAAATATCAATTTAGTCCATTTTAGTAAAGATATTCTCTTTCATAACCGATAGTGCTGGTTTATTCCAATCCTCTAACTTAATCATAGCAGTATCGTATCCTTGTTGTTTGATTTCATTACATCTCAACCATACTAAATCACTTCCTAAACCTTTATTTCTATGTTCTGGCATTACATAACGATTGCATAAATAAGGATATCGTCTATTCCAATCTATAAAACACCAACCACCCTCAACTAAATAAAATGACCAGTTATTTTGTAATCTGTGGTGTAAGTCAGATAAATTCCACTCTTCCCAATCTTTACCAAATGAGTCTTTGAATTCGTTCAACTCTCTTAAAATATCTATTTGAACTTCGTTCCATTTCATTTGTTCCCAATTGTTAAACTCTTGATACTTAGGAACTTCTCGTGGTTCGTAATTATTTAAATCTATCTTGTAATACATCTTTTATTTTCTCTGCGTATCTTTTATGTGATTCTGGTCCTGGATGCATTTTATCATCTGCCATATCAAATACCTCAAAGTGAACATCAAAGTATTCTCGTGGTAAGTCTCCGTCCCAAGTTCCCCATATAATTTTATCACGACCTACAAATCTATTTATTAACTCATAGTTATGTAAGAAATTATAGTAGTTATTGTATTCATTAATACTTACTTTTTCTTTTACTTCCCAAGCTTTATAAATAACTCCATCATCATCAAACCAAGTTCTTCTAAAATAGTGCGGGACCGTAATGATAAAAATTTGTCGTCTTGATTCTGGCATATAAACCTCTGATAAAGTCTTTGCTGCGAAGTCTAAACCTGTTCCACCTGCTCCATAATTATGAATTGTTGTATCTTTATCACCTAACAAATGTGGAAATGATTGTTCTTGTTCTAAACACCAACCATAAGTCCAACTACAACCAAAAGTATAGATTTGATATTTTGCATTTTCATCATTGTAAATTGGGTCTTCTTGTCTACCACCCTCTAATCTACCATTATTATTTTCATAGATATTAAGTGCTTCTAAATGGGATTTTACATACTCTCCTTTATCATTCACATAAATAAAATTACCCTCGTCATCTTTGTGTTGATAAAGTTTAAGACCGTGTTCTCCCTTTGGATATCCATCTCTCTCTTTTGTAGTCACTCTATGATTGTCATAGTAAAACTTTTCTACATTATATTTTATTTTTTTATCCATTCAATAGTATTGGTTTTGATTTATAATTTCTTGTTAATTGTTTTTTCGTTGGATATGTAAACTGATATTTATACAACCCGTTTGCAACTTCTTCATACTCTTTTACTTCTTTTATTAATTCGTCATTAATAAATAGTTTGAAATCAATGTTTAGTTTTTCCACTACAAACTTTTCAATACCATTTCCTACACCCCAAGCACTTGGATAATTATCATAAATATAAATAGGTTCTGTGTCCCAATGTGATATATCAATCAGTAAACCATACTTTACACCAATGATTCTGGCTTGATATAATAGATTCTTTACTTCTTTTAGATTAGGTTTGCCAGTCAGTATAATGTCAATATCAGTAGTTTCCCATTCTTCTAACCAACCACCAGTAATCCATATTTTGTAGTTATTAGTCTCTGGAAGTGATAGGAATTCTTCTCTCCATTGGTTAAACATTTCATCTGTCGGTATTTTTTTACTAAGTGTAAACTCTAAACTACCAAGTTTATATTTGTTCTTCACTATACCAACCACTCTCTCTCATAATATCTTTGATTTTTTCTGCGTATGCTGCGTGAGATTCCACACCTGGATGTCTCCCTGCTAAATCATATAAATCAAAAAATATATCAATCATATGTTTTGGAATTTCGTCGTCCCAAGTTCCCCATATAATTTTATCTCTACCGATTAAACGATTTAGAATTTCGTAATGATGATAGAAATATAAGTAGTGATTGTATTCATTTTCCTCTGCGGCTCTTGGTTTATCCCAACATCTACGAGCCACTCCGTTGTCTTCAAAATGCATTCTTCTAAAACTATGTGGAATTGTAACAACATAAATGAAGTTTTGATTTTCTTTGTGATTAAACTCTTGATAAACTTCTGTTATTTTTTTCACACAATAATCTAAACCTGTTTTTCCTGCTCCGTAATTCCATACTGAAGTATTTTCGTCTCCTAATAAGTGAACAAAAGTTTCCTCTTGTTCAACATCCCAACCATAAGTCCAACTATCTCCAAAACAATGTATTTGTAATGGAGCGTCTCTGTCATTATATTTTGGGTCCTCGATTCTACTTCCGTGTAGATAATATGCTTTATCTAAATCAAGTTTTACGGGTTTAGTATCTTTACCTGCTCGATTATATCGTAAATCGATTTCAGGTATGGTTCCATCTGCGTTAGCATTTACAACCCTTTTATTGTCATTGTAATACATTTCAACATAGTTAATAGTTTGGTCAGAATATAATGTATCTGCGTTTATGATACCACTTTGTTTACTTGAAGGTGGTTTCCAATCTATTACTTTTCTTACTTTATCGACTATTCCCACTATTGTTCTCCTATTTGGTCTATCATATTTTTTGGAATTTTTCCACAATTGCCACAACTAAACACTTGCATTGGAATTAGTGCTTCTTTTCCTGTCGGTGACATCAAGGCAGATATTTTCTTTAAGAAAAATGCCTGTATGAACGATGCGTTTCCACAATCATCACAAGTAATTGTATCTGCTTTTGATATATCTATTTGAACTTGTTTTTGTGGCATTCCCTCTGGATGACTACTCATTTTATACTCCCTATAATCTCTACAAACATAGCCATAATATTGATTTCTTTATCCACCACGACTGCGTCTGATTGTTGATATTTACTCAAAATCAATATACACTCAGCGATATGTCCTGCCCCCCAATCATCTACGGTGTCAAACAATAATCTGAATAAGTCAGAAAAGTCTGATACTTTTGAATCTGCTAACAATTGTCTAATGTTTTTAAATGAGTTTTTCTTGTCTTGTGTTTTTAATATTTCTAACACCTCTAATTTATAATCATTTTGAACAATAGTATTTTCATCAATTGTCAATTGAGAGTTTACAACTTGTCTTTGAGCACCATTGATTACTCGTCTAATATCTGGATAACCACCATTTACAATGGTAGCTATATCTTTAACATCATACTGAATAGTTTCATTATTCAATATATTTGCCAGATGTTGTGCGACTTGTTTTCTATCAGGTGGAACTATCTGAAACGATTGACAACGACTTTGTATCGGGTCAATTATTCTTTCCACATAATTACAAGTCAATATAAAACGACAATTCTTTGAGAAAGTTTCCATAAGATTACGAAGTGCTGCTTGTGCATTTGGTGTAATGTAATCACACTCGTCCAAGATAATAACTTTCATATCTTTGAAACCTAATGTTGATGCGAAGTTCTTGACTTTCTCACGAACCACATCTACACTATTCTCGTCTGATGCGTTTATATATAAATAGTCACAATCAATATTATTAACCAATAGTTTTGCAAGAGTGGTTTTACCCGTTCCTGCTCTACCGAATAATAATAGATGTGGTATATCTCCTGATTCAAGATATACCGACACCTTGGATTTTAAATGGTCATT